AATCCATGGCGCGCCTTTGTTCTTAGACCATCTAACCGCACCGATAAGCGCAGGAATAGCGAAACCGATACCTGCACCTTCTAATATTTGTAATCCCCTGGCTTCTAATCTTTCTAGTGCTTCTGCATCCTCGCCTACCTTAGAGTCTAAAAACTGAGTAAGTGAATTATCAATGTCTAGTTCTCTTAATAGAGTAGCTAAGTTACCGCCAGTAGGATCAAAAGAAGCATCTGCAAATGCACCACCTGCTATTTGTTTAGCAATAGTAGCACCCTTACCGATTCCACCAGCCATGCCAAAGATTGACATAAATTGTGCTAAACCACTAACAACAGCCTCAGTAGTTGAATCTGGGTTAGACTCTAGGATTCTAGGAATCTTTAACCAGTCCTCTTCGTTAAAGTCACCACCAAGCGCGTTAGTAATATCACGGCCTAGATCAACAATACCTTGAGCGGCATTTTGAGTACCTTCAACCACACCTCTAGCAATAGGATTTTCTTCATTAGCACCTTTAACAAACGGAGCCATAAATGGCCACGCAATCATCTGAGCTTCACGCGGTAGCTTATCCCAACCCCTCTCGATTAAAGATGGTTCTTGATTATCCTGAGTTAGTTCAGTTTGTGGCTTTACTAAGCTTGGATCATCTGGAATAACAAGCTCTTCTTGAGCCGGTGCAGCCGCTAACGAAGGGTGAAGCTCTACATATTGCTGAGACTCATCTATAGGCTCTAATTGCTGTTTTTCTTGTCTTTGCTCTTCTAAGTAGTTATTGTAATATTGCATCGCTGGAGAGTTGTTTTTTACTCGCCTCTCTAGCTCGGCGTAATAACCTGAGGAGATGTCATCATCATCTTGAATTGTTGAATTATCATGCAGCATTATTGTCTCGATTTCCTAAGAATTAAAGAGCTGTTATATTTCTCGATCTGCTCGAATTGATCTAAATATTCTCTCTCACTAATTTGATTAACTTCAAGCTGTTTAGCAAGCTTTCTTTGAGTTTCTTCAACATTTGGACTATCAGAGCTACCAACCCAGTTAGGGTTCCAAGTAACAATAGTATCGACAACCTGCTCAGATCTTTTGTATCTTGCTTTTACTATATCCCAGGCTTCAATAAAGTCCTCTTCTGACTGAATATCTGGGTTTGTAGAAATCGCCCTAATCTCTCGCTTTAAGTTATTAATAAGTGCAGCGTCTTTCGGGTTTAGAGTCGCTAGAAAACCAGTCGGTGTAAACTCTGAATCGGCTTCTTTCATTGCTGTTGTGTACGCCCATGAGCCAGTTGTATTGCTTCTTGACTCACTACGCAAGTCAGATAGCATTTGTCGCTGCGTAGTTACACTAATCTGTTGATTTTGCGTACCTTCTAAGATTTCTTTATAAAGATCTTCTTTGTCATAACTTGGATCGTCGAGCTTAATATTCAAGTCGTAGATAAGCGCCTCATCATCTTTAAATAAGCCATCACTTTGCAAAATTTTAAGCAGTGAATCATGCTCGTCTTTGCCTAAGTCACCATCGTTGTACGACTGTATGACCATATCGGTTGTAATCAAGCCTGGGTTTGTCACTATTTGATCTAATATGAATGTATGTTGTTTAGCCCATTCAACCTCTTTTAATTTAGTTTTTTGATCGTCTAATCTTTCTTGATTGTCTCTATAGGCATTCAACTTCTTAGCGCCATCAATGAGTATGGCTGTCTGCTCTTGCTCGGTTAATTGAATCTTTGACTCTGGGAATAAAGCATTTAAATGAGATCTACTATTAAAGAATTCAGAAGGGTTTTTATCAAACTCAAACAGAATATTAACACCAGATCCACCGGCTTCTTCTTGAATCATTGCCTCTTCCCAGACGGCTGTTTTATACAAATTAACGAGAAAACTACGCTCTTTTGTGGCTTTTTTGCCTTGTCCTGCCTTAGTTGCTAAAGCTGGCATATTTTCAAACTTGTTGGCTATGTAAGCTCGTTGACCTTGAACAATGGGGCCAACCTCTTTAATAAAGATATTCTCATCTACATTAGACTCGTACGCGTTTCTAATAGCAGACGTAATCATCGATTGCGTATCGCTTTCGTGTATGCGAATATCGTTAATAGCCTGCTGTTGCTTCTCTTGCTGTTGAAGCTGAAAAGTTGTACGCCAAACTTTTTCACCGTACTGAACAATTTTCTTATCAAAGAATAAAGCGGCTCTTTGTTTTAGAGTCGGGTCGTCTATGCCTTCTAATGTTACTTTTTTCCTTTCATTGACTAAAGCGCCAAATTTATTAAAATTAGTGCTATTATCAATAGACAAACGACCAACACTCTCAATAATATCGTTCTCTAAATCAGCAGAATAAGCATCAATCTGACTTTGATATTCCTGGTCTGCTTGATTTTGCATCTGACCAGAAAACGACTGTAATCTGCTTGCCAAAGATTTAAAGCTTTGCGCCTTGGCGTTAGAAACACCAGCAGGTGTCACCATTTCAGAGCGTTGGTATCTTTGAAATTCAGCCATTTTTAGTATCTACCTTTAGTTTTGCTTCCACGTTTTGATCTACTTGATCCGTAGTTAAGTAGACTTGATCCGGCACTCGCATAGCCAGATTGTCTTGCGTATTTACCAGAAGTTAATAAAGAGCTTGTTTTCATCGATAAATTAGCATCGCCCATAAGTTGATCGTAATCAAATTCTTCTCGATCAGCTTTCATCATCGCTGCTGGTGAACCCTCAAATGCTCTAACACCAGAAGCACCACGATAAGCATTCTGTGAAGCCAATGAAGATATTAAGCGCTTACGTCTTTGAATCTCCCGATCCTTGGCTGCAAATTCTTCTTGTTGTGCTTGCTGTTTATAAGCCGCAGCTTCTGCATTGCCTGCACGCACATCCATAATCATAGAGCCAGCGGTACTTATCCCCTGCCAGGCTCCGGACGATAGCCCTAAAAATCCAGTGCTTGCTGCTAAACCACCGGCTGCTGCTGTACCTGCAATTCCAACACCTAGTGAGCTTGCCATTGCTATTTCTGCTGCTGTTGCTACTGTTCCTGCTGTTCCTAACATTGCTATAAATTGACCCACCTATGCCTCCACTTCTAAGCCGATACCTAGCAACGTCATCGGTGCTGGATCCGCTTGTGTAATTTCTATTTGCGCTAAGTCTGTCCAACCTAGCAAAAACATTTCTTTAATACCGGTAAATGGCGTAACACCACCACCCAAATTCATTCCAAAACTACGATCAACCATATATTCACCGTTGACTGAAACCCCTATAGATTCATACAAATTAGCCTCGACTCGAACGATACGTTTCTTTCTTGTTAATATCGGCCCATCTTGGAAGTCTTGATTGACTGGCATAGTCTTAATCTTGGTGTTGTAATTCAAACCAACCTCAACATCAGCACCGGCCGTTAGCATGGTGATCGAGCCACCAGAAGGTGTTGCGCTAGTAACAACCGCACCATCAGATCTAACCCTGCACTCTTCACCATTAAGGTGAGTTAAGCCGGTAATGGTTTTACTGGATGTCTGTGTCTTTCTAACATTAGCATCCGTGTATGAGTCTGGGTCAACCTTCTCTAAATATCTTTTTGTAACGCCGTTGATTGTGCGCTTAACTAGAAAATAAACATCTTCAACTACCACCGATACACTTTCAATGGATCCGCTTGTTGTCCATTTAGTCCAACCACCGACCTCTTGCGCTCTAAGTGAGTTATAAACAGCCACTGTGCCGTCAGAATTGACGAAATAAACGTAGTTAGCGTCTGCTGAATCTGTACCCCTTAATGAGTCCATATCGACCGGAGAATTAAGCAAATGCGAAGCTAATAAAGAAACTGTGCCAGAGGTGTATGCGTCCTCTGCGTAAGCGTATAAAAACTCACGAACCGACTTACCAGTACGATCAACAAAGATTGTCGAACCATCGATTGATTTCGGTGGAATACTACTGGCGCCAAATAGAGTTTGTCGTCTTACCGCGCTCTTAGATGGTGTAATCGGAAGATCATTAATCGAAAACTCACCACCAGTTGTAAAGACTTGAAAGTGACGTCCAGCATAGACCGCTGTGATCGCATTCACCTGGTCTGTATCTAGCGTTAAGTCTAGCGCTTCATCGTCTAGGCCCGTACCAACATCATAATTAAAGAAATCATTTGTCACTGACCCCCATAATGTTTGTGGGCGAGATCTTGAGCCACCGAACCACAACCGACCTTGATAGAATGTAGCGCTTTTTGGCCAGCCTTTTGACGTACTCCAAACATTTACATCACCAGAACCGAAGTCATATTGTGGAATGTTTGTTAGTGCTATGTTAGATAACGCCCAAGAAGAATGCGTCGATCCACGAACCAGTTTTGCCGGCGCGTGATCCTTATGCAAAATAATCATGGTGTCGGCTGATTGAGTCCACTGTAATTCAAACAGTTGCGCTGTGGTATAAGTTGTTGTTACGTTAGCTTGAAACACATCGTCCCTATAGACTGCTATGTTATTGTTAGTAAAAACAAGTAGATACGTCTGCTCAACATTAAAAGCGAACGCGGCTAGACGAGCCTCAGTGTTAATTGCAGCAATGTATTTAAAACCAGGGCGACGTTTCATACCACCTTGAGGTAATGATTGTACGTTTTCAGCGATAGCCGCACCTTGGTAAAAGTGTTTAACATCTGTACGTGCTGCGAGTCGTGGATCTAATACTCCACTATTAAAACTTGTTTGTAAGTTTATAACTCTAGGCATTAGTAGCGCGCATCCACTAGTGGTGAGTCAATAATCGCATCAGACGGTCGTGCCTGCGAGTCGATATATTTAGCTCTTCTCAGTTGATCCTCATACATCTTGCGATATTCTGCTGCCTTGGATGAGTTGTCAGTAACTGGGATTGCAAAAATTGAAGCCAGGCTAAATTCAAGCAATCTTTGAAAGTGCGCTGGTATTTTAGATTCATCTGGTTTAAATATATAGTCCAGATCTATAGTGTCCATGTTGGAAAGTAATTTATCTTCATAAATTTCATAATCAACACGTGGATGGATACCAAAACCAGCAATATAGTTAGCTGGTAATTGATAAGCGTATGTCCATTCATTTAACGGAGAAGAGGTTACTCGACTCAACGTAATCTTAGCAGCGGCAAAACGCCAGCGGTGCTGAGACAATAAACTTTCATAAGTGGTTTCGTATAAAGCGGCGGCTGTATTAGCGCCGGCACCACCATCTGTAAATGAGGCGATCGCACCATGTCCGATCATAATTAAAGCGTTTGAACAAATTTCAATATCTGTTGCCATATCTTTACCTTAAAAAAAAATGGCAGCTAACCTAGTTATAAGCCGCTGCCATCTTAGTTTCAACTTTGTTTTAGTCCTAAGTAGTTAAAAAATTACTCATTCCATTTAACAGATACGATACCGTCAGCATCTCTAGCGACTGCACCAGCTTTCATCATGCCGTTACATAACCATGATGTTTTCTGAGGAACCCAGTCAACTTTAGCGGAAACTTCCATACCGATTGCAAGACCAATCGCTGAATCATGCCATGCGAAGCCTTCACGAACACTAGAAGCAATGTCTAAGCCACCTTCAGAACGTGCTTCAATCGTGTGGAATTGAAAGCCCATAAAGCTATTAACTTCACCGTGCATCAATGCGCGAACACCGTTGTAATCTGCACTCTGTATTTGAGTAGTGCCTAATAGATCACGTAAGCCTTCCGCTGAAATAGCGAAGTGACGACCACCAGACGGAACACCCTTATCAGTCAAAGCTGTTGAAGCTTGAATCAAGTTATCAATCGTTAGACCGATAGTTGCTGTAGAGTTTTTAGCGATCGACGTACCGGCTGTTGCAGCATCTAACGCATCAAGAATGATCTGATCCATTCTACGACCAAGTGCGCCAGCAATAGTAGTTTGTAGTTCTGTCTTTTCATCGAAGTTGACTTCTTTAGCATCAAAGATGTCAGTGTATTCTGGTGCATTCCAGTTAGCTAGCGTACAGCTAATTAACGAATGAGCTACACCCATGGCTGTCACATCAGCAGAAGTTGCCTTCTGGTTTGCTGTGCCTTTGCCCATCTTACGGAATTTGTAAATATCGGCCTGAACATCGTTACGTGTTGTTACAGTGCCTCTTAGTTGACCAGCGGTTTGAAACGCGTGTTTCACCTCTGAATCGAATAGCTGCTGTGCAGCAGCGGATAAACTTGCAGACATAATTGTCTCCTTATATAATTAAATTGTCATACCTTTTTTCCGGGTATCTGCTTTGCAGGCCGATAGTCCTAGCTGGTATGGGCTTCAATTAGAAGGTGTCCACTATGCTGGGTTTGATACTTATTTTATCACAAAGATAAGTTTATTATCTATGTATCGTCTTTTCGTTATATATCGTCATCTGCGAGCAGCGCTATAGCCTCACATAACTCCGATTTAATAATATCGTAATGCTCTGTATTAACCAGCGCTACAACGTTTAACCAGAGTTTCTGATTTGGCGCGTTATCTCTGCGGCCGGTAATATCTAAAAAAGTATCGTAATTACAAACGAACGCGATCGTCCTCATTTCTGGTCTTGCTGTCATTCTTCCCCCTGGAGATCAACTCATCGCACATTTCTAATAACGAATCGCATAAAGCTTCTCTTATGCCTTGATCTTTTACATTTCTAAGCTGCCGAATCATCGGCTTTAAACTTTCATTAATCATTTCTACACTCACATTGTGGCTGAACCATCTGCTGCCCCATTTGCATCATTTGCTGTGGTACTGTGAAGAACCTATCGAAAAACGCATAACCTGCCGTCGCAATCAACATTCCTACAAAAAAAATTACAACACATTTCTTTTTCATTTAATAACCTTCATTACGTGGTGAACATAGCGCCATGCAGGTCTATCTTCTGTTCCAAAATTAACCATCATCTCTCTTACGATATTTGTTCTTGGCTTCGTTATATCCCCATCTTCTAGTAACGTAAGGAACTGCTATGTTAGTTATAAGAAGGAACGCTATAAAGGCGTATAAGGCGTTCATAAAGAAAGAATCAGCCACGAATGCCACTGCTTGCTCTTTCGTCTTAATATCGTCAATCTGCTTCACTTCGGGTAGTATTTCATCAACCGTAACACTGGTAGCTAAATTTGCTATGGCAGGAATAGGGCCAGCTATCGCATAAGTAATAGCGGTAGTGGCGCCAGTCTTAGCCATGTTGTTAAACTTTAATGAGCTACATCCAGTGGACATCATGAAGGCAATAACCAACGCTATTAGCAGTATTATTCTAACAAAGAAGCTCATTCACTTTAGCCACTTCAACACCTTGTTACAGAAGTATTTAACATAGTTAAGTATTGACTCTTTCACATACTTACCCGTCTTAAAATCTCTTATCAGTAAACCCTTTCTTGCCATACTCCCCCTTTAGACGCAATACAACCAAGGTATGAACAGAGTGCAATCTGGGATAAGCACAATCTCATATATCGGTATCAATTAGCCACCGTAAAACTCATCAAACAATCGTTCAGTTTCTTTTCTAAATTCTTTAGAAGATTGATACTTAGGATCTGCAATCCTATCTTGCAACGATTCCTTAGTCATACCTGGTGTTGCAACTGCCGCTGTATTTGCGACCCCGTTCTTTCTGGTTTTATTAATTAAGGCTTCTAGTGTTTGTACACCAGCAGCACTGGATGCTAACGCTTTAAATCCTTCGTATTCGTCTGAAGATAAATTAGCAGCGCCCCAGTCACCGAGATCTTTCAGTCTTGATTGTGCATTTGAGCCTAGCGCTTGTATCTCTGCATCTCTTGCGCCACCCGACACACCTACTTCTTGCTCAACCCAACCATGTAGCAACTGTGTGAACGTGTCTTGTGACATGTTTGAGTTCTTAGCAGCCTCTTGAAACCAGCCGATACGTGGATCTTCCATATCAAACTCACCCTCAACACCTTCTGGAAGGACAAGCTCATAGTCGTCTTTAGGTGCGCCAGTGAAACCACCAAAACGCTTTTCTAGTTCTGAATAAGCTTGTGCCTGGTCTGATACTGAATTGTATTTGTCTTTAAACCAATCTGGACGATCTCCTTCACCGTTTATTTCATCGGCTAATTTCCAACCGTCCGCCGTAGATGTATCAATCACCTCCTCAGTAGTAGTTGCTTCTGTTGCTTCTGCGATCAAACTGTCCTCTTCACTCATCCTCTTCTCCGTTTATTGTTGTTCAGCCAGTGCAAGTTGATCTAGGATCTGACGCACGATAGCGTTCTGACCTTCTCTCATGCCTGCACCAAACTGTGTTGAATTAGCGTTTAATACTGGACGATCAAGTGTTATGTCTTTTAATCTATTAATCACAAACTGACCATCCTCTGTACTAAAACACCCATAGAAACGACTAGCAATATCTCTAGCCTTTTTTTCACTTTCAGCCTTTAGCTGTTGTACTGCCTCACCCTCTATATCGAGAGCTTCCCAATCTTCAACCATTAGCTTGCTGTTCTTGTACTGCTTGTTGCTGCTTCATTGCTTCCGCTGCTTGTTTTTGCATTTCAATACGCTCTTGTTCCGTACGTAATAGCTTTTGCTCAATACCGAGCTTTTGTCCGATCCAAGCAACCGTATCTTCAATCTTCGCACCTAAAGCAAAAGCTTCTGGGCCGAATGCTGCACCCATCTCCATAAACTGTTGCATCGCAAGTAGATCTTCTTGATCCTGCGCCCTAGCTAGTGGAGACGTATGTTTGATTGTCACCTCTTTACCATCGACCGCAATATCTGGCAGCTTGCCAGCATCTTTAAGAATTGAAACAACCGCCTTGATGATCTTTTCAATAAACTCAGACTGCAATCGTGAGAATGCTGAACCAGCATCCATCAATAGCTCTTGTGATCTCAAAGACATTTCAGTGGCTGTCTTGGTCGGTGAATCCATGCCGCCATAAGGATCAGCAAATAACGCCTTATTGATACGATCTCTTAGATCTGTTAATACCAACTCACCGACATTGAAATCGCCAGCACGCTCTAACGGCCTTAGTGTTGGGTTAGTATGATCATTTGATCCAACCGGAATCACCATGCCTGGTGCAATCTGCATTGTGTAAGGATTAATCACACCATCATCTTGTGCGGTGTAGATACCAGCAATTGCGAGTGCTGCATTACGCAAGCTAAACTCAGTTACCTTGTTGGCTGTCTTGATGTCGGGTAATACTTGCATGATACGGCCACGACCTAATACTTCACCAGGTACAACCATCTCACGGAATACAATCCACGGTGAAACCTCATACTCTTCAGTGAAACAAACATGGTTCTCTTCACGTTCAATGACACACATGTAATACATGCCACTCTTAGGCTCGTAGATCGTACCCTCAATCAAATTAACTTTGACGTCTGGCTTCTCTACTACCTTCTTTTTAAGCTGGTCTGACATTTCAGCACCCTGCCACAATCTTTGAATATGTCTTGCTGGAAGCGAATGTTCACGCCATACCGTTTCGATCGTTGAGCTAGGCCCTTCTTCTGGGAATACTTCAGCTAATGGAACCGCATCAAACTCAAGAACAGACGATCCATCCTTAGTCGCACGCTTAACTGTCATTGCACCAGTTGATACTGCTAAATCTAAGAATGACTCATGACATTGAGTAGCAAAGTTTGAGTGATTAATGTGATCGAAGATAATGCTAGTGGCTTTGTCTAAACCTTTCTGTGTCTCTTCTCGCTCTTCTTCTGGAATCTCTGAGCCTGGTGCTAAGATTGACCAGTTACGCCAAGGTGGTACTAATGAAGCTTGTAGTCTTGAAGCGTATTTCTGTACGCCGATCACTGCGGTTGAGTCAAAGATTGCTGTGTTCTTCTTTGTGCCTTTAGATTGCATCGAGAAGTTCTCTCTCTGCGGTAGTGCGTACTCATAACATTCACGAAGATGAGAGATCCAAGGCATCTTGCGTGCCTTTGCAGCATCAAATCTTTGTATAAGCTGTTCTACCTTCCCTAATTCTTTAGGAATCTTATACTTAGCCATCAATTTAACCTAGTGTGTCTTTAATGCCAGTCTCATATCCAGAGATTAACGAAGCCTTGCCGCGTCTTTTTCTGGATAGTGCTGCTTCTTGCTTTTTCTCTTTCTTTTCTAATTTAACAAGATCGTCTGCTTGACGTTTCTCGGCTCTCTGTACTGTTACCGACTTCGCTATCGCTCTTGTCGCACCACCACCGAACAATGCTTTTTTAATAATTTTGCCCATGATTGATTCCTTAAATATTTGAATAATTGGTAGGGCGTGAATAGAAACCACTTCCGAACACCTAACAATGCTTTGATCTGCTCTACGCAAGTCACCGCAGTCGGCCATGGAGACCTTATTCGAGTTGACTCTCGCCACACCTTGACGTGAATTATAACACTACAGTCTGTATCTATGCGGATATTTTCTATATCCTCATAACTCCCATAAGGCAGTATCTCAATGTCTGTATGTCCTAGATTTGGGTGAAAGGCAATCCAGTTGAAGCCATCCCAACGTAACGCCCAGCAATGCCTAATACCTGGATGTAGATACTTGGCCCACCAGTACGGCATGTCGCCATGTTCAAACACGATATACCACTCGGTTAAGCTCTTATCCCATGTGTCGATTAGTGAGTCTTGCTTTAACCACACTAGATCGTTTTAAGCATCAATCTGAACATCTCGTTATACATGCTCGATTCTCTTCCGAGTATTGATCGCAGTTTATAACTCTCATTGCATTCTTTGCTGTTTCCTTTCTTTGGCGCATACACACGCTTCGGATCTGTACTTTGAGTAAGGCGAGTTCGTGCGTTTTTCAGCGTGATACCCACTTTCAATGCTAGCTCCTCACTCGTTATTTCATCGCCATTGTCTAAAACTCTTATCTTTACTTTCATCATTTAAAATACACTCCAATCGTTTGCCATCTGTACCGGACGCTCCATACCTTCCGACTTTTTATCTCTCCATGCTACTGCAAAATATCTGAACGCATCAGCGCCATGTGATGACCAGTCATGCAGCGGCCTATCTTTAAAAACTCTTTTATCTTCGTCATACTCGCAGCGGTAATAGCTCAATGCTCGAAGGCCATCAGCGCATCGCTTCTCGTCGAAGTAACAGCGACCAAGGATCCGACGTCCTGCTTCAATGCCATCCATAATCGGTATGTTCGGTGTGATCTGGAAGCTGATACCCATCTTACGTGCTGCCGATAGTCTTGATTTACCGGTAGTTAGCTCTCGTACTCGTATGTCATGTGGTGCGTAATGATCTCCGAACGTTACTTGGTGCTTCTCTCTGAAATCATGCAGCCAGTTAATGTAATGCTGCAAGCCTTCGCCGTTGTTCTCATAGTAGCCAATAACTCTAATTTCTGTACCTATTCGCTGCATCATCCAAATCGAGGTTGCGTCAGCGATCCCGAGATCCCAAAAAGTGTGAACCGGCAATAACGGATCAATAGCAATGCGGCCTATGCGATTATCTTGTCGTGCTAGCTCGATCTGCTTGGCATAGTAGGCTCCTTTCTGGTTAGCCAGACATTCGCCTTCCCAGATATGTTCATACAGATCTTTGTCTAGCTTTTGTAAGTGTAAGCGCTCTTTGTTTAGCACTTCTGGGAACCATGGATTATCAGACCAGTTGACCTTGACCACGTATGAATCTGGTGGTGGATTAAGCACGAACATCTGGTATGTTGGATCTAGCTCATCCGAAGGGTTGAAAATAGTCCATATTTCAGATTTAGGCGCACGTATCGTCGGGATCAAGGTTTGCCATGATTTAGTTGAAATCTTTTCTGCTTCCTCCAAAAAGACAACTTGAATGCCCTCCATTGATTTAATTTTTGTTACGTTTGACTTCAATCCAGCAAAGATAAAGCGCGATCCGTTACGACCTAAGATCTGAGTTGTTTGCACCTCGAAAAAAGGAGATAGGCCCATGCGCTCAATAGTATCAGCCAGTAGCTGCAACACTGAATCATTGATTGACTTCTGAATCTCACGCGCACACAAGACTCTGGTCTTTTCCTTGTAAGCTCTCATGATTAATAGCTGCGCAACTGACCACGACTTGCCCGAACCTCGTCCACCATAAGCCACCTTGTAGCGTCTTGGCTCTAGGAACGGCTCAAACTCCTCAGTGATCTGGATTGTTAGTTCGCTCAAATTATCACTTCCAGGTGTCGCTCTCTTCTGTCTAGTGGATTAATTTTGCTATGAATAAAACCTTTATCAATTAGCTTTACGACTGCCCTTTTGATGGTTGAAAGCGAGACGCGGCCGAAATAATCGTGCATTAAAATATTTTGTATGGTTGCACCTTTCTCCGCTGATATGTAGGATAGGATGTCAACCTCTATCGGCAGCAGTAGAAACACCGGAGACCCTCTAAAAGCTCTTCTAAAGACCTTGTCGGTGCTTTCCTTACGCTTCCATATTTGTTTTAACTTACTGTCTTTTGACCTACAACAAATACAATCAGTGCTTCCAAGTGGTAACGGTCTCATGCTGCATTCTCGTCTTGTTTTTGAATAAACTCTGCCTTTATGCCTTCAAAAATATGACAGATCACATCAACCGTCCAACCATTGCCAAGCATCTTGTAACGCTGTGTATTTGATACGCCATCGGTGTAATAATCGTCAACGGTTTGTAGTCGCTCGCACTCTAGTGGTGTTAGTTTTCGGTAGGTTGGATGCTCGTATCTCATGTAGTCGTAATTAGCAGCGGTTAAGCAATTTGATTTGTCTTTCATATTGCGACCACGCCTTGTCTTTGATGTTGGGAATGTATTATCAAAACAATCACCATCCTCGATCTCTGTATAGCCTTTCTTGGTGGCCTCTTTAACAATTAAAACCTTTGGTTCTCTATGTCCACCACCCATTGTTGTTAATGTTGGTGACTTACCACTATCAGCATAGACACGCTTGATTGAGTCATTGTTAAACTCTTTTAGTTCGCACGGTCTTTTCACAAAAGTAGAAATTTGTCCTTTATACATTGTGGCATTAAGACACCTTGACTTTTCATTAGGTGTTTTTACTAATTCGCCTCGTGTCTTTTTGCCAAACTTATTTAATAAATATTGTGGCGGCTCTTCAAATGGCAGGTCTTGTAGAATATCTTTCAATAATAAGCCTTTATCTTCTGGCTGTTCAATGCCTGGTATGTTCGTCCAATACAAGCGCACACGATTCTGTGCTGATACAAGTGCTGAATTAATCATGATCGGCTTAACACCTAAATGCTCACTGATCACGTCTTGGTACTCTTGCTTCATTCTCACGTTTTCCATAAGAAAATATTTAGGCTTAGTTTCTCGAATCAATCTAACAGCCTGAAAAAATAGTGCTGAACGCGGGTCTTTAAAATTCAACTGTTTACCCGCAAATGAAAATCCTTGACATGGTGAGCCAAAAAGCATGAGGTCAATAGGCGGCAAGTTCTCACCCCTTAAATCACACACGTCACCCATTTGGATTGTGTTCGGAAAGTTCTTGCGTGTGATTTGCATAGTGTACTTATCAATCTCACAAGCCATGTAAATATCAACCTCAAACCCTGCACGTTGTAGTGCCAACTGACCGCAGCTCATGCCGTCAAACAAACTTAATACATTCACTTATGCACCACCTCAACTTTAATAATTGCTGGCATAGGATTAGCAGGATCATTGCTCATGACTTGCTTATCTAGTCCATGAATACGTGCCTTAACATTCAGCGCACTAATCGCCGCAGCAGGCATATCTAAATCTCTTGCTAATTGACGATCCTCTTCTAATTCTCGTGTCAAACTTTCGACTGTAACCTCAAATTTTTTAGCGACTCTTTCTTGTAGTGTAGCGATTCTCGCCGTAATGTCGTCGTGCATCCTCAATTCATAAGCCTTATTATTAATTGTTACTGGTAGCATCTTCTTTACGTTGTAATTTAACTGATACGCCCTGGTCTGTGATCCAGTCTTGATGTAGTCCTGACAAAACCCTTCTTGTTTAGGCGTCAGTTTCTTTTTTCTTATCATCTTCAAATTGTCTCGTATCGTACTCAATATATTCTGCATCTTGGGCCAGTAAATCAATCTCATGACAATTTATGTCGCCCTCTTTTTTCATTCTTAAAATCTTCTTAGCCAGACATCTTGCTTTCTTTAGCATCTGGGTAGTGGTGTGCATCATTCCTCATCCTCCATAGTTTCAATATCAACAAAGATCATTCCTGGTTTCTCTATGTCGCCTTTCTTGATTGATAAAAACTCAATTTGTGAATCGTCGTCATAGACTCCGGCTTTCATCATTGCGTCTAGTGGCGCCTTAAACAGATTGTCTAAATCT